CTGGGAAATAATATTTTATTCCGTGGCATCTCTAATGATGGCCAACGATTCAAAGATCGTGTAGAGTATAAACCAACACTCTATATTCCTACCAAAGAAAAAACAAAATTTCGGACTCTTGAAGGAAAACCAGTTGGAGAAATTCAACCTGGCAATATGAGAGAGTGCCGAGATTTCATTCGTAAGTACAAAGAAGTTGACAACTTCAATATTTACGGTAATGACAAATTTGAGTTTTCTTTTATTGCAGAATATTTTCCAGAAGAACATATAGAATACGATTTCTCACAGATTCGTATTGCATATATTGATATTGAGATTGCTTCAGAAAATGGATTTCCAGATATTGATACTGCAACCGAAGAGGTTACTGCAATTACTTTAAAAATAGATGGTAAGTGTTATGTTTTCGGTAGAGGTGAGTTTGTTCATGATAGGGAAAATGTTTTCTATTTTCGGTTTGACAGTGAACGGGCATTACTCCAAAAGTTCTTTGAAATGTGGGATAAGGAATCGCCAGATATTGTTACAGGATGGAACATAGAAACATTTGATATTCCATATTTGGTTAATCGTGCAAAACGGCTATTTGATGAAAAAAGAAATCCATATCGATTACTTTCGCCCTGGAAAAAGGTTCATGCGTATACAATGTTTGGAATGGGTGGAAAAGAACTTCAAGCGTATAACATAATTGGTGTGGAAACACTTGATTATTTATCAATGTATCGTAAATTTACTTATACTAATCAAGAGTCATATCGACTTGATCATATTGCATTTATTGAGTTGGGAGAAGGTAAACTTGATTATTCCGAGCAGGGTACGTTACATCTTCTCTATAAGAATGATTTTCAGAAGTTCATCGAATATAATATTAAAGATGTAGAATTAGTTGAAGAATTAGAAAGTAAATTAAAATTACTTGAAATGTTAGTTGCACTTGCATATCTTTGCAAAGTGAATTACGGAAATACATTCGGCCAAGTTCGGATGTGGGATACATTAATTTTCAACAATCTTTTAAGAAAAAACATTGTTATTCCACCAAAGAAGCATGCTAGTAAATCTTCAAACTTTGAAGGTGCATTTGTTAAGGAACCAATCATAGGAATTCATGAATGGGTTGTGAACTTTGATTTGAATTCTTTGTATCCTCATTTGATAATGCAATATAATTTGAGTCCCGAAACATTGATTACAGATGAATTGCCTAAAGAATTACAAAAGATTAAAGATGATCGGCCGGGTGTAAGTGGATTGCTTGATCAAACACAATCATTGGATGGTTTGGAAAAATACAATCTTACTTATACTCCAAACAATGAATTTTATCGAAAGGATGTACAGGGATTTCTACCAGAGATGATGCAACAAATTTATAATGATCGTGTAAAGTATAAGAAAAAGATGATTGCAACCAAGAAAAAGTTGCAGAAAGAGAAAGATCCAAAAGAAAGAGCTGTATTATCTAAATTGGTTTCCAAATATCATAATATGCAGAACAATCTAAAGACCACACTCAACTCTGCTTTTGGTGCAATGGGAAACGAACATTTTCGTTATTTTGATCAACGAATTGCAGAGGCTGTTACAACATCTGGTCAACTTTCAATTAAATGGATCGAAAAAGAAATCAATCGATACTTGAATGAAGTACTTAAACCAGAAGAAGAAAAAGATTATGTTGTGGCGGTTGATACAGATTCGGTTTATATTTGTATGGATGATTTGGTAAAAACGGTTTATGGAGATACAATTGATGATAAAAATAAAGTAGTTGATTTTTTAGATAAGGTTTGTTCTGAACAAATGGAAAAAATCATAGATAAATCTTATCAGAAACTTGCTGAATATGTAAATGCATATGATCAAAAGATGGTAATGAAACGTGAAAATATTGCAGACCGAGCACTTTGGACTGCAAAGAAACGTTACATTATGAATGTGTATGATGCAGAAGGTGTTCGGTATGAAAAACCACAACTCAAAGTTATGGGAATAGAATCAGTTCGATCTTCTACCCCTGCAGCGTGCAAAGAAAAGATGAGGGGGATCTTTAACATTATCATGAATGGTACAGAAGAAGATGCGATAAATTATATTGATGAGTTCAGAGAAGAGTTTCGGACATTAAAAGCAGAGGATATATTTTTTCCTCGTTCTGTTCGGGGAATAACGAAGTATCACGATGCGGCCCAATTGTATATTAAAGGTTCGCCAATTCATGTGAAAGGTGCATTGATTTACAACAAACTGTTGAAAGATAAGAATTTACTTAACTCTTATCCTACTATAAAAGATGGAGAGAAAATTAAATTTGCATATCTCAAGAAACCAAATCCTGTTGGAGATACAGTAATTGCAATTTTGAACCAGTTGCCTGAAGAATTTGGTTTGGATGAATACATCGATTATGATTTGCAATTTCAAAAAGCATTCATCGAACCCATGTCTTCAGTAATGGGAGCAGTCGGATGGCAAACAGAACATATTTCAACACTTGAAGATTTTTTCGGATGAGAACGAATGTTTTTTGGTCTTTTAACTCTATTGGTTGCACTTTTAATTTCATCGGTTGCGGCCTATTATAGCATAGTCGGATTAATGGCAATCTTTGCGGGCGCCAAACTTGCAATTGCCGTTATGGGAATTGTTTTAGAAATAGGTAAATTAGTCGTTGCATCTTGGACATACAACAATTGGAAAACGTGTCCTCTAACAATTCGATCTTATTTTATAGTATCGGTAGTTGTGTTGATGTTCATAACATCATTGGGTATTTTTGGATTTTTGGCACGAGCACATATCGAACAATCAAGCCCTACAACTTTATTAGAAGAACGAATAGAAAGAATTGATCTCAAAATTGTTCAGAAGAACACACAAATAAAACGATATCAGACACGACTTGATATTCTAGATAAAGCACTCCTACGATATATTGAACTTGGTGCAATCACCAAAGGTTTGACAAAAATAGGAGAAAAGGATGTTGAGACTGAAGTTTTAAAGACGAAAATTTCGACTTTAGAAACGGAAATAGATGGGTTGTCAGATAACAAATACGAATTGAAAAACCAATTGAACCTTGCAATGGTAGAAGTTGGGCCGATTCGATATGTTGCAAGTATGATTTATGATGAAGTAAGTGAAACACAACTTGAAGAAGCGGTGCGTTGGATTATTATTCTTCTCATTTTTGTGTTCGATCCTCTCGCAGTTATGTTAGTGATTGCTGCAAATATTTCGTTGAGGGATTATCGAAAAGAAAGAAAAATGGCCACCAGAACGGTTACAGTTATGCCTGATTTAAGTAATAAGACGGTAATTGATTCAGACAATGTAGAAGAATATTCAGATGATGATGGAAATAATTTTAAAATCCTTACGTGGGATCTCTTTAAAAAATTGAAAGGAAAAAAATGACAGAAGATGAAGAAAAAGGACAAAAACCACAAAGTACAACAGATCCTGGCGCAGAATTGTTCCAAAGAGGATTTCATGTATTCATGGGTGAAGTGTCTATGGAAACAATGTCTCCAATAATTAATTGGATCATTGCAGCCAATTTTATTAAAGAAAAACAACACAAAGAATTGACTTTGGGAATTTGTTCTCCTGGCGGAGATTTGAATGCATGTTTTGCTCTTTTGGATGTTATGATGGGATCAAAAATTCCAATACGTACAATCGGAATGGGAATGATTGCATCATGTGGTTTATTGATATTCATTACTGGAACTAAAGGTAAACGGATTCTTACGCCAAATACATCAATTCTATCTCATCAATATTCTTGGGGTAGTTGGGGAAAGGAACACGAATTGTTTGCTCGTATTAAGGAATTTGATTTGACTTCAGCACGATTGTTGAAACATTATAAAAAATGTACAGAATTGAAAGAAAAGGAAATTCGTGAAAAACTTATGCCTCCACATGATGTATGGTTGGATGCAAAAGAAGCCAAGAAATTGGGTCTTTGTGATAAGGTACAGGAAATGGGAAGAATAACATGAAATGAAAATTACAGATAATTTTTTAGATGATGAAACCTTCCAACAATTAAAATCTGCAATTTTGAGTCCAATTTTTGATTGGAATTATGTATCAATGACAGATAGTATTGCTGAAAAATCAGATAAATTCTCTGGACAATTTGTACATCTTGCATATTCAAATTGTATACCAAAAACTACATTTTTCAATAGTCTTTTACCTGTACTGAATCGTTTGGATGTTACCACATTGAATCGGGTAAAATTGAATTTACAACCAAGAACAAACAAGATTGTCGAAGGCTTGTTTCATACTGATATGAGTGGGGAAATGAGTATAGAAACCATGAAAACATGGACAACTTCTATATTCTATATCAATTCAAACAATGGATATACTGAATTTGAATCGGGAGAAAAAGTTGAAAGTATAGAAAATAGAATGGTTGAATTTCAATCAACGTTGAAACATCGTGGAACAACTTGTACAGATGAACAAACCAGAGTAGTCATAAATTTTAATTTTTTGGCATT